GTGACTGGATAGCCAGCGTCATCGGCATCAACTTCGATGCCTGACCCCAGTGCCAAAGTAGCAGCAATGTCTGCTTTAGCGGCACTAGCTGATGAAGCAGCAGCTTTGAACTCATCGGCGTCCAAAGCCACTACAGTACCATCGGCGTTGTTGTAAGCACCGTGGCCTACAGACAGCTGGGTTGATGCACCAAGCGCGTCATGCGCCAGTGAACCAGTCAAAATCCGTGCGCCGTCTGGGAGACGGAACATTTCAATGACATCATCAGCTGCCAAGGCAGATGCTTCGTAAACGCCATGTGCAACGCGAACCCGACCACCCATTTCGTTGGTCTTGTTCATCACTACAGGAGTTGCGCGTGAATTTGTGCGCTGTGTTGAGTATACAGTAGCCATTTCACATCACTCCCTTAAGCTGCTTCGTCACAGTCAATCTGGACAACTTTTTCTTCTTCCATCCGAGTGGAACCGATTGACATGCAATAGTACACTTGGGTCGCGTAACCTTTGTCGTTACGTTCATCAATGCGCGCCATTACGTCACGGCCTACTGCCAATGCAAGACCATCCTCTGCCCATGCAAAGCATGAACGGATGTTGCCAGACTTAGCGAGACGATTAGTTACAATGAAGTTGAAGCCCATGAACTGATTGACTTCACCTTGTACCAGTGCCTTCACAGTGTTGAAGTCGCTGCTGGTGACGTTAGTGTCAGCCAACAATGCTTCAACCTGGTCTGGGCCTACTGCAATGTAACGTGGGATAGATGGGTCAACATCTGACAGGTCAAGAATCTTCTTGGCCTCACGCAGCTTTGCAACAGACAAGTCAGCCGAACCGTTAGCAATCTGCTGTGCAGCAGGCAAGCTGGTGGCGGTTGAACCTGTTTCACCAGTGTATGCAGTACCAAGGGCAGCAGCGATGATTTCATCGTCAATCGCACGACCCATAGCAGCGGCAGCGGCCATTGCATATGATGAAGTTGGGTCAATCAACATGCGAACCTTGTCTTGGTCGTCAATCAGGTCAGCATATTCATAGTCAACGAGTGACACCCGACGACGTGCGTGTGGGGTATCAATCTGTGGGGTGTCGGCATGGCGAGTTACACGCTTCTGTGCAGTTGCCTTACCAACCTGGTCAAAGAAAGCATTTTTACCAGTAATATTCTCTACGCGCACCGCATCACGCAGACGGGAACCCATCTGCTGTGAAAGCATCTGCACGTTTGCAGAATACTGCTGAACAAATGCTGTAGTTACTTGAGTTGACATATCTAGTCACTCCTTTTGTCTACAGGTTACACTTGAACACTTTTCGGTGCGCTACCCTTACGGACACTCCTGGTCTTTTCAGCCGACTTATGGCCCCCGTCTTTCCGGTTGTCATCAGGACGAGTTTCCTCGCTACCCTGCATCACCCACTCAAAATAAGTATCTGCGAGTAGGTGTGGCTTGAGAACATCACGGCCAGTGCCAAATTCAACAGCTAACCGTAGGCACTCAAGCCTAATATCTGTGACGGTCAGTTCATCATCCATGTAACTGTTCCATCAAATGTTGCATACGTTCTACCGCTTGTTGACGCCCAACTGGGTTTTTACGGTCCCAGTAAGCATGCGTCTTGTCATTCATAATGGCGTCAATCTCTGCTTGCGCAGCAGCTGGTGTCATTACGTTTGACTGTGGCATTTCTGCAACAGTATCTTCACTGGTGACAGTTTGCCTAAAATCGGCAATTTTTGCAAATGCTTTAATAAACTCAACATTATCGCCGAGTTTGCTACCATCTGCTAATTGAATGTCAAACATCTCTGATGTGCCAAACTCTTGGGCAACTCTGGATGCAGCCTCAACCTTTTGGTCAAAGGCTCTGCCCCATTCTTGCCGTAAAGTGTTGACGGTTTCTTCCCTAGCAACTTCAATCATTTCAGCACTTGCGCCTTCGGATTGTTCGACTGTGCTACGGTAGTAATCCAAAACACCTTTGGCCTGTTCTGGTGATAGACGCAACTTATGTGCTACATCAGCATAGCTGGCGGCTAATTCCTCTGTCAAAACAGCACCGTCAGCCTTAATCTCATAGCCTTCCGGTGTTTCTGGCCGACCAAGACGGCTATAAATGCGGTCTAGGTCATCATCTGTTGGGTTTACCGGCATCGGAATCTTATCCGCGCCAATAAGTCTTTGTGCATTAACGTAAGACCGCGCAAGGTTCTCTACATCTTTGATAGGTGAAATGCTTGGGTGGTCTCTAAGTTCTTCTGGTATCATGTTTAGAAACTCGTTACCAGACCCGCCTGACGCTACCTCTGATGGGGTTTCCATCATAGAAGCAGCTTCCGGCTGGGCTACCTGTTCGGCGTTTTCCAGCGACATGGTTACTCCTCTTTCATCATATTGTGGATATGAAGGATAACTGCACGTTTTCCCTCCTCGAATGCTGTGGCATTGGCATCGCCTGCCACATAGCTAGAAGCACGGTAATTGCACCGCGCCTCCAAATCTGACAGCACTTTTGCTGCACTGTCAGAATTAAATGTTTGTTTATAAAGGTCTTTTAGCTTCGCAATCTCTGGTGTCACTTACTAACCATTCGTGACGCTTGCGCCATCTGCGCGACATTCTGGACATCTTGCTGTTCTTGCATCATCTCCATCTGTGCCTGCTGTTGCGCTGCGCGTTCCTCTCTTATCTGTTGCACCTCACGGTCCGACTTCAAGGCCGTCTTAGGTACACCTAGCGCATCAGTAACGTGTTTGACAAGCCCATCTGCATCAATATGGTCGCCAACTGGTAATGACTGCGCCAGCGGCATCAAGATTTCCAATGCCTTCATAGTGCTGTTCAAGCTATTAGACTTTTGCGCACGGGCCAATGGCGATACATATTCAATATCCACATCACGGCCTGCAAGGATTTCAGGCGGCGGTGCCAACATATCGGCCCTCAACATCAATGCAAACACACGGTCAATCAATGGCCGCAACATCTCATTCATAAGCCGACCAAGCACAGGACCAATCACACGCATGCGTTCCTGTTCGCGCTGGACAACCTCTGTTGCCGTCATGTTCGGTGTCTGCGCACTAAGCAGCTGGTCAACAAAGAATGCAGACCGGATTGCCGCACGGCGCTGTTCTTCCATATTCAAGCCAATAGGAATGTTAGCGCCGGTGTTCAGAGGTGTAATAGTGTCCCGTGTACCGCTTCTAAAAAAGTTGAGGCCACCAGGCTGCGTACGGATAGGAAGCAAGAAACCGTCATCAGGAACAAGTAGGGGTGGGTCTATTTGTTTCTGTGCAGCTTGAATGATTGTTTTTGACATAAGATTCAACATCTTAACGTCAGGCAACGCAACCATTGCTGGTGAACGCCCCATAGTTTCGCCCGTTGCCTTCAAGAAGCGAGGAACGATATACGGGAACTCTTGGAAGCCACTTTCGGAAAGCAGCTTGCTTGTCTGCATATCAATATAGAACGATGCGTATGGCATGTTCTTATTGTCTTGCTTGTTAGGGTCACGGTTAATCCGTGGAACCACAGCATGTAAAATATCTACTTCTTCATCTGGCTTGGTCTTAAATATCTTTAGAATGTAGTCAGTGACATTATCAATGCCAAACCGCTGCACTACTTGCCGCGCCGGTGTCTTGTAAAGACGGAACACGGTATCGACAATGCCGTATTGGTTCTCTTGAACGTAGAACTCTGAAATGTGGCGGGTGCTGAACCGTAGCGCCTCTTTATCAGCTTCGATGAACATACAGCCGGTGCCGAAAACAACCAGGTCCACATACATTTCATGGACCTCTGTTTCAAAGTTTGACTGGCTAAATGCCCTCATCATGCGCATGCTGGTGTCTTGTAGCCACTCACGCACATCATCATCACGGCCTAGATTCTCATCTTTAATATCCAAGTGGAACCAAGGTGTTGCGCCGCTAGTAAGCATCCCGTGCAGACTAGCAGCCAACAAATCAACAGCCTGCAAAGCAGTACCGTCAAAGATAAGTTCCATTCGTTTTTCACCGCGGCTACGTTTGCGCACGATGTCAGCCTTGCGGGGAAGCATATAGTCAGCCAATTCCTGATAATGCGTATCCCAGTTATCTCTGCGGCCTTTAAGATACTCGTACCGCTTCACAAGGCTTTTAACGAAATCGTCCATAAATTACCCCAATACTGTAGGTGAACCAGTTGTTCTGGCTGTGCCGCCACCGGTAAGGCCACCGGCTACAATGGTTGACCCGCGGCCTCTGCGCTTTTGACGTTCGCCAGTAGCTGCTTCTTCAGCCAGTGCTGCGGCGCGTTGCGTATCCTCATCACTCGCAGATGCTGGTGGAGGCGGTGGAGGTGGGGCTGGTGGGGTATAAACTTTAGGACGCAAGAAACTCATATCAACCTCCTGTTGGGGCTTTCGGGCTGGCTGATGCGTACAATGTGCCGTAACCCTCAAGGATAGTACCGGCACCGCCGGAACGCTTGCCGCGTGTACGGCGTCTATTAGATGCCATTAGGGTCTCGTCAGGAACTACCTCTGGCGTTACCTCTGGGGTAGTTGCTGGTGCTGTTGGCGGTGTTTCGCCATAAAGGATAGCGCGGCGTTCCTCATCGGTTGTGCCAGCAACAATATCAAAAGTCTCCTTGCCAATCTTCTTTACCGGCTTCTCAATGACTTCTTCAACTACTTCGCCAATCGGCTTAATAAGCGTTTTCTTGACGCCTCGTTCTAGCTTCTTATAAGCCTTTTTAATTGAACCCATATCTAATTACCCCAATGATGAAAGCAGATTCTGCCCGTTTCCGTTCGCAAACCATACGCCTGCTGATACCCCATATTAGATAACACACTTTTTAGCTTTCTGAAACCTAAAGCAATATTGCGTTTACCACCGTCAGCTATGAAGTCAATTATCCACGGAACCTTGCCGCCACCATCATAGCCTTCAATCGGAAACATGAACTCCTCTGTGTATTGAACAACGTGTTCATAATCAGGAAAAGCCCAGGTTGCAAACACCGCTGGTTCACCATCATTCCACAGGGCTATATACTGCCCAAGCATCATAGGCGTACGAATAAAGGCGTCTACCTCATCAGCTTCCCACCAGTCATGGTAGTCACTGTTTTCCAGCAATACCTTAATGGCTTCGATGTCTATATCCT